AACAACTCAAGAAGTCTTCACTTCTTCCTTGCATCATGGCCTGTTATCTGTGTATGGTTAACCTCTATGGGTATCTGCACAATGGCATTCAACCTAAATGGATTTAACTTCAACCAATCAGTTGTTGATACATCAGGTAAGGTTGTTCCTACTTGGGGTGACGTTCTTAACAGAGCAAACCTTGGTATGGAAGTTATGCACGAAAGAAATGCACACAACTTCCCACTTGACCTAGCATCTGCTAACGAAACAGAGGTTGCACTTGTTGCTCCTTCAATCGGTTAATAAATAAGATTGAGACATCGTTCGTGCGGTCTCTACAATCGGAACTTACAAGACCTCCTTCGGGGGGTCTTTTTTTATGTCTTGATAAATATTTCAAAAAGATTATGGCGAAGTTCGATAGAGTAACAAGAGGTACTGGAAGAGTTGTAGAGTTTATGACTGGGAAATCCCCTGCTTATAATGGTTTGTTTAAGAAGTTGGGTATAGATGGTAGAGATCCATCAAATGGTAATAGGTTAGTAACAATTGAAGCAAAACCGAAAGGGAATATTATTAAAGTTGACTATCAAACTAAAGTAAGTGATGCAAAAATTACTGATATCTGGAAAGCTTTATCTAAGCAGTATGGTCTTGTTGAAGGACCAAACAAGGGAAGTAAATATACATCAGTTTTTATTGGAACACTGGATGCTGAACAGAATGTCAAAGAAATAAGATTTGAAAAAACTAAACCAGGAGGTGGAGGTGTTATTCCTACAGACATACAAGAGAAAGGTGCAACAATTGTACTTACTCATGCTTTAAAAAGTAAGGGTGCAAAATTTCAGAGTGATGCGGATATTAGAAATGATAAAAAAACTTGGGAGGCATTATCAACATGTTTTAAAGGATGGGAGCATAGAATAGATGGTTGGTTGTGGACATATTATCAGCAGAATAAATTATTTTTTGATACTTATTCAGATGGTGCATGGGCTCCATTTGAATTTGGTAATAAAGATTTTGTTACGTTCTTCAAAGAACATATGGAGAATTTGAATAGAGATTTTAAGAACCCAGATGGAACAGAACCTGCTGGAAAATATGAGACATGGAACCCTGCTGACATTTGGGCGGTTAAAAGTGGTAGAGCATCTAAGTTAAAATCAGATATAAAAAAAGCAATTCCAAATCCATCTCATTTATTAGAGTTGAATGGTATATTGGTTGAGTATATGGAGAACAATGAACTTGTGGGAATATCTCTTAAGAAAATAAGTGCTCCTAGAGAAGCACAGATACATTTATATAATGTTGACAACTCATCAAAATTAAAAGCAATGACTGCTTTTAGTGGTATAGAGCAGTATGATATGAGTGATATTGAATTTGAACCTGATCATATTCTTGAACTTAGTTCTGTTACTACCTATATTAGAATTGGTCCAAATCAAAAATATTCAATTAGTATTACAAGGTCAGGTAATAATACAAGTTTCACGGCACAGATAAAACGAAATTCTAAAGATGCTCAAGGAGGGCAAACACCTATTAACCAAGTGATTAAACTATTGTCGGGTAATGAATTCTCAAAAAGTGAGAAGGATTACCCTCAAACTGCTGTAGATTTTATTAAACCTACAAATACAACGAAGTATAAAAAATATTATAATTTAGTATCTAAAAATGTTAAAAACAAAAGCAAGATATTGAAATGGGATGATTGGCAAAAGGAGATGGTAATGCTTTATGCAAAGGATGATAGAGATGCTAAAGTATCACTGATGCAATTAACATTTTGGTATTCTGCTATTCAACATCATGCAAATGATCCAGAGTTTTGGACAGACATGTTATATTATGGTATGAAGATAACAGCAAAAGGAGAGTTCGCACCTCACGCAAAGATTTCATAATGGATCTAGATCAGCAGATTAAGTTAGGTCATCTTCTCCTTGAGGAGAGGGTTTGTAGGGTCTGTAAGGAGCGAAAGAACCTTTTGAATGGTTTCTATCGTATACGTAAAAACATGAACCTTCTGTCCTCATATTCATACGAATGTAAGGAATGCACGATAAAAAGGATCACATCCAAAAGAAAGAGTGATACAATTAACTGGACATACCCCGATTGGTAAGGTACAATACATTCAGTTACTAAATATCCCTTGTTAATGTCATTGATTTATGTCATTGCTTTGGCGGTCATTCTCGCCATAAGCGTTTTTGCATTATACTTAAAAAATTACAACCCACATTAGAGGACTTATGCACGGAGACCTAGAACCAGAAGAGAATGTTTGGAGTGATCATCCTCATGTAAATGATCTATGGGAAGACATGGATCGACTCAACGCATTATATGAAGAAATGATGTGGCCTCATGACGACGTAATTGAATTTGTCCCAGATCATGAGAAGAGTAGAATTATAATTAGAAACAGATCTGCTGAAGAAAGAGGAGGACTATCAAATGAATAACTTTACAGTTTATTCTAAAGAGGGTTGCCCTTATTGCACAAAGGTGGTAAAAGTATTAGAGATGGCAAGGTTAAGTCATCGAGTGTATAAACTAGGTGAAGACTTTACTAAAGAAGCATTCTATGGTCAGTTCGGTCAAGGATCTACTTTTCCTCAAGTCGTCATTGACTCCACTAATCTAGGTGGATGTACAGAAACTGTTCAGTATCTAAAGGAGAAGCAATTAGTCTAATGAAAAAAGTTGATGACTTTGAAACTGTATACGACATGATTGAACATGCCATTGAACTAGCATTCGATGGTAAGATGCAATTGAAATTTTATCAGTTTCTAGAATATCGTAAAACAAAGAAGGTAGAAATAGATGCTTTCCTTAAGAGTTCTACTGTTAAGGAAATATCTGATCAGGTAATAGAACTTGAAGAGTATATCAAAGGTGGTAAGGATAATAATCACCAACAATTACGTGAGGCATATGGACATATACCTAAACCTCAAGCAAGAAAGATAAAAACATATCTTAATAACATTGTTGAAGATGCAGTGAGGTATCATCATGACCGAAGACCAGGAAGACGTAAAAAAGGATCTAAATAAAGACAAACCTCTGGAGATAAACAGAGGAGTAGAACTATTACTCAGAAACAGGAGGAAACCTCAACCAAAACCAAAAACCTTTCAAGTAAAATTTGGAAATTTAATTGCTCTATGGAATAGGGAAATTGTTTTTCACTTTGATTTATACTTGGACATCCGAAAAAAATAAACATCTCTGGGAGGAGCATTATGTCAGAAACACTAGTAGTAACCTTGACGCTTACGACAGTTGTTGCTATTCTTGCATTATTAGTTGGAGGTATGATAGGATGGATGGCAAGACAGCATTCATACGAAACAACTCCTCAAGTAATCTACACTCATCCAGAGATGTTTGATGCAAATGGGCAATTAGTTCCCGATGAAATTTTAGCTTTAAGAATTGAAACACATGACACCAGCGAAGACCACATCGACGAGGAAGACTAGAGGACCAAAGTTACCTTCATCTTCCAAATCAACTGCAAAGAAGAGTACTCCTGCAAAGAGGACTCCAGCAGCACCTAGAATCGACTCCTTGCCCACTAATCCCTTTATCCATGAAGTATTAGACTTAGCATCTAAACAACGTTCTAAGGCGAAGAAGGTGGAGGCACTGCAAGCATATGAGCATGACTCAATTAAGTCAGTTCTTATATGGAATTTTAACGAAACTGTAATTAGTTTGTTACCTGAAGGACCAGTTCCTTATGGTGATGGTGAAGACCAACAGTTATTAAATGGTTCTCTATCAGAAAATCTTTCTAGAGAAGCAGCAGGAGGTGAAGCAGCAACTAGACAAGATTTACAGGGACAGGGAAGAACATCTTTACGTAGAGAATGGACTAAGTTGTATCACTTTGTGAAAGGTGGTAATGACAAGTTACCTGGTATGCGTAGAGAGTCTATGTTTATTACCATACTACAGCAATTACATCCTAGAGAAGCAGAGATCTTAGTTCTTGTTAAGGATAAGTTATTGACAGACAAGTATGATATTACAAAAGAGATTGTTGCAGAAGCATACCCAGACATTGAGTGGGGTAATAGATCATGACAGCACCAGTAGGAAAAGCACCAGTTAAACCAGAAAAGAAAGTTGAAAGGAAGTTTGATCCTAAAGATTACTATTGTGAAATTATCTTAGAGAGAACTACAAAAGAAAAAGCAGAAGATAGAAAACTTCCTACTGATGCATTTAATGTAACGTATGTTGTAGATGGTAAAGAGTATTTGGATGTGACTCGTGCTGAAAAGATGGTGTATGTTTTTGATATGTACTATGATGGATATGGGAAAGGAGCAATTCAGAGAATTGATTATGGAGCTGGTTCTATAAGACCAAATCTATGGGGTGTCAAACCTGTTGAAAAGAAGAAGAGGAGAAAGTAATGGGTAAAAATAAAGATGGAGATGAACTTCTTAGATCACAAATCAATGATGTGATTAGAGGTGAGATACAGGAGGGTATCAATGAATATATTGACTCTCCTGACAGTAAAGGATTTGGTGATGAAAAACTTAAAGTGAATATACCACAAAGTGAAGTGGATAATATTCTTAAAGAGTATAAGAAGATTAAGAAAAGTCAGAGATCCAATATAGGACAAGTAAAAAAACTTGGTTTAGTTGATAAATATGGGAAACCACTATGATTGAAAAGATTGATACTCAGGGGATGAGTGGTGAAGCAGTAGAAGGATGTAAAGACAATGTATTCCCTAAAGATGCTGATGGTAATCCAATCTATCCACCATTCAATCCTACACCATTACCTTTAATTGAACCTCAACTCAGGAAAGAACTCAAAGAGTTAATCAATGAAGTTCTTGATGAGAGAGATTATCAAAAGAAACTTAATGGTCCTTATGATGTACCTGAATACACTTATCGTTTAGACGAGTTGCAAGAATGAGAACCCAAAATAAAGAAAATTATTACTACATCTTTTGGATAGTAGCAATGATTGCTTTTATAGTTCCGCAAGTGTTTACTGCAATAGCATATATAAAACTTGCTGATATAATTAAAGACCCAATTAAAGTTGAGTTGGTTAACGAAGCAAATCTCAAGGTAAAGGTAGGGCTATGAGACTAGGTGTTATGTGTTCTGGCAACGGAACCAACTTCGAGAACATAATACGTTCAGTTACTAAGCATGAGGTTGTGTTGATGATTCACAACAAAGAAGAATGCGGTGCTGTTAAAAGAGCAGAAAAATTTGGTATTCCTCATTGCTATGTGAATGCCAAAGATGAAGAGAAGATGGTAGAACTCTTCAGAGTATGGAGAGTTGATTACATAGTTCTTGCAGGATATATGAGGATAATTAAAAATCCTTCTGCTTTTCATTGTCCACTTATCAATGTTCATCCTTCATTGCTACCTAAGTATAAGGGACTACATGCAGTAGAACAAGCACTAGAGAGTGGTGATAAAGTTACTGGATGTACTGTGCATTATGTGAATGAAGAATTGGATGGTGGGGAAGTTATCCTACAATCTGAAGTTCCTATTCTTCCTGAAGATGATGTCAAATCCTTAACCAAAGCAATTCAAAGAAAAGAATATGCTATCTTACCTATTGTGATCAATGAACATTTGGAAAAACTACAAGCAAGTATTGCATGATAATATCTCACTTCATAATGAGGTAGGTAGTGTATGGGCACAGTGGGAAGGTAAGAAGACTAGTCTCTTAGCTAAGACATATACTAATAAATATCTTCTCAAATCTAGAGAGGTTGAGATCTGGAGTGATACTTCATGTATCTACAATAATATTCTATACCCTAAGACAGATGCCAAGGTTCCTTGTGGACTTCTTCCCTGTTTTGGTATGGATCTTATGGGGTTTAATCCTAATCGGGTTATTATAGTATTTGATTTTCAACATCCTATAGAGAACTTTCTATTTTCTGTGGATGGATTACCAAAACAAGAAGGGAATATAAGGTTCTTTGAGCCAGGTAATCATTTCTCTGAGAACATATATGTTGCTAAGTGTAAGATGGATGAAGTTGATGAACATTTAGAAATGTTTAGTAAGTATATTAAAATATATTGTGATATGCTAGACTCAAACAAACCCACTGGTCTAGATACTACAGCATATAAGGATTTTGATGAATATATGACTGACCTTGATCCTGTTGGTGGGTATCTTACAGGTCAATTTGGTAAAGAAAAGTCCGAATCATTAGTAAACCAATTTCTATTCTCATACAAATGAAACTAAGCACAGAAGATTCCAATAGAATTATAGACATTTGTTGTCGCATGATATCTACAGATGGTCAAGTCGAATTAAGTGAAAGGATGTGGATGACCAAATTGTGTGAGAGTAATAAGAAAGCAAGTCAGATAGCAGGTGCTATGTTGTGCCCAGATGTGATGGGAGAAGTCATTTATAAGTAACCTACTTGACTATATAATATAAGTGTGTTAGTATATTAACACAAATCGTTCATCCTGATACATTCAGGACGCAAGTAAGCCGACTCGGAACGGGTTCGTTCATCCAATGTTAGGACTAGAACTGCTGGCACTAATGCTCACAGAGCACAATTACTCCCACTGGGATATGGATTGTGCAACGTGGAATGAAACAAGAATGGAAGTTCTTTTTGATTCTAATCTTAGTAAAGACTCTAGGGAATACCTTATTGACTATCTTAAGACTAAAGTATCAGAGCCGTGTGAAAGTTCTATAATAGGACGCAAGTAAGTCACGGAACGGGGCGTTCATCCTCCTTCGACGAGGACGCAAATGACTAAAGGAACGGGGCTAAAAATCCAATTACTTTAGGAGTAACACAATGGCACAAGTCACTTACCGTGGTGTCAAGTATGACACTGATACACGCAAAGCATCAAACACTGTAAAGGTTGAAGAAACCTATAGAGGTGTTAAGTTCCAAAAAGAACTTGCTTCTGCATAAGGAATGAGGAGGGGTTTACACTCCTCCTTTTTTAATGTATACTAATAAAAAAGGTATAATTATGGCACTTCATATGAGAGATCAATTACTGAAGGCAGTCCTAGCACATGCTCAAGGTGAGATTGCTAAACACAAAGCAAATGTAGAAGTTTATCTAGAACATCCAGCAGGTATAGGAGAGCACTCAGACATCACAGAGGCAATTCAAGTAGAGTTAGATAAGATTGCCAGGTATCATGATCAGATTGAAGTTATCAATCATTACTTTCTAAAGAGATAATGGATAAAGAAAGATTAAAGTTAATAGTTAAGAATCTTAAGTTGCTGGTAGATTCTTTAGAGTCTGAGATTTATTCTGATGTGGATGCGTATAAATACGAGGACATAGCTCCTCATTTAACAGACTATGATGAAGTGTTTGAGGATGATGATGGATAAACAAAGTCAAGTGTATGAAGGACAAGAAAGCAGCAAAGAAACTACTTAAACTAGCAAAGAAACATCCAGACTGGTACAGTAAAAAGGATGTGTTCTATGCTAAAATGATTAAAAAACGTGAGAAACAACATGAACGTGAAGTTAGTAACAGTAACCCCAAAGGCAGAAGAGATGATGGGGTACGTGGCAAGAGTGAGCAACCCAAAGAATCAGGACAATCCAAAGGTAGCTGGGTTACTAGGATATTGCATAAAGCACGGTCATTGGTCAGTATTTGAGCAAGCACATATGACTCTGGAGATTAGCACTACCAGAGGATTAGCAGCGCAGATACTTAGACATAGATCATTTACATATCAAGAGTTCTCTCAAAGGTATGCTGATAGTAGTATGCTGAGTAAGGTTATTCCTCTACCAGAATTAAGGAGACAAGATGATAAGAATAGACAGAACTCTATTGATGACTTAGATAGATTTGTAGTTCAAGATTTTGATCTTAAAATGCAGAGACATTTTGTTGAAGGGATGAAACTCTACAAGGAGATGTTGGATGCTGGTGTTGCTAAGGAGTGTGCTAGATTTGTCTTACCACTTGCCACACCAACTAAACTATACATGACTGGTTCTGTGAGGTCGTGGATACACTACATCAATCTACGTTCTGCTCATGGAACACAGAAAGAACA